CTACCACTGTTGCTAATTTGAACACAGGAAGTAATAATTCAAACTATGTTTATTTTGTTTTAACTTACGAAACAACATAACCCTATTGGACATAGGGTAGTCAGTCCAAACCAAAGGAGATAAAAATGGCTTTAACAGAAGAGACAATACAAGACAAAATAGAAATCGTAGGTGACTTTAAGCACGTTCAAGTAAGAACAGCAGTGGTCATCAAGAGAGATGGCACAGAGATAAGCAGAAGCTTCTCAAGGCACGTTGTTGCACCTGATATAAGTGCAGATGACTTAGCTAATGAGAGTACAGAAGTACAAGCAATATGCAATGCAGTCCATACAGATGCAATCAAGACAGCTTATGCAGAACATTTAGCTAACCAAGAGGTATAGCATGACAAGAGCAAAAGACATATCCAAGATAATCACTGACGCAGACTTCAGTGGTACTCTTGATGTAGCAGGTGACTTAACTGTAGACACAGACACACTTCATGTTGATAGCACAAACAATAGGGTTGGCATAGGTACTAGTAGTCCAAGTGCAAAACTTCATATTTCCAAAGGAAGTAGTGGAGGTTCTGTAAACGCATCAGCAGATGACCTTGTTATAGAATCTAATACTACTGCTGGAATAAATATTCTTACAAACTCAGCAGCTAGTGGTAATGGAGTTATTTATTTTGGAGATGAAAACGATAATAATGTCGGTTATCTAATTTATAATCATACCGATAATGCACTTTTATTTGGAGCTAATGCTGGGGAACGTATGCGTATTGATAGCTCAGGCAACGTAGGTATTGGTACTGATAGTCCTGATGATTTGTTACACGTTAGAGCTACAGCCCAAACAGGAGCTAGCTTAAGGCTAGAAAACAGTAGCACTTCAACAGATGCTAATACAGTTTATGGCACTATTAACTTTGAAGGTAATGATGCTAGTGCTGGAGCTAGTGGTATTAGAGGTTCTATCGTTGGTGGCTCAGATAATATAAGTGGAGGTATGTCTTTAGAGTTTTCTACAGCTGCAGGAAATAGTTCAAACACAGAACGTATGCGTATTACTTCAGCAGGCAAAGTGGGTATTGGTACTAGCAGTCCTAATGTGACCTTACATGTTCAAGGTGCAAATGCAAGTTCAGGGGATGCAAACCACAGTGTTGTTATTGATGATACTACTTCTATGGCTCAGGGAGTAGGTGGTGGAATTGTATTTAGAGGTAACTATGGTTCAGGCCTTACAAATGGTGGTTTTATACAAACTGAAAAATCAAATGGAACATCTGGAAATTATGCGTTTGACCTTGTTTTAGGTAGTCGTACTAATGGCTCTTCTCCTGCAGAACGTATGCGTATTGATAGCAGTGGTGATTTTCTCTTTTTAGGTGGTACATTAAGAATTAAAGACAGTGGTAATACAGCACAACGTGGTGCAATTTATGGTTCTGCTTCAGAGTTTCATTTAAATTCTGGTGTAGATAATATGGTTTTAACTACTTCTGGTGGTGAAGCTATGCGTATTAGAAGTGATGGCAACGTAGGTCTAAATACATCAAATCCTACTACCCCTTTGTTTATAAATAAAGGTTTCGCAGACCATACTTCAACAGCTATAACTCTACAAAATTCTCTAGCTGGGGGTTATGGTGGACAGATAATTTTTAAATCTGCACAAAGCAATGGGATTTTATTAACTGCGGCTACAATAGGAACTGAGGGAACAGCGGCTTGGAATAGTACTCCAAACACAGATTCTGCTTTAAAATTTTCAACAATAGGAGATGGTACTTTAGCAGAACGTATTCGTATTACTTCAGATGGCAATGTGGGTATTGGTACTAGTAATCCATCAACTGCTAGACTACAAGTTAGAGAAGATACAAACACAAGTGATACACTTCAAGTTTCTTCACAATTACAATTTGCTGGACAATACCATGATTTAGCAATCGGAATTGATGATTTTTATGCTGTAGGTATGAGAAGACATCTTACTACAAGTACTCCATCATATTTAAATCCAAGATTAGACTTTTTTGTTCAAAATCATAACACTTATCTTAAAAGTGATAGAGGTGTTAAGATGACACTACACAATAATGGTGCTATAAATGTGCAAGGTGTTTATGACCAAACAACTAGTAGTGGAGCAAACGTAAATGTTGCTTCAGATGGACATATAAGAAGAAGTACATCATCACTAAGATACAAAAACACAATCAATGATGCAACTCACGGATTAACAGAATTACTTACATTAAGACCTGTTACTTACAAAGGTAACAATGATGGTGATACTGTATTTGGTGGATTAATAGCTGAAGAAGTACACACAGCAGGATTAACAGAGTTTGTACAGTATAATGATGATGACCAACCTGATGCTCTTGCTTATGGCAATATGGTGTCACTTTGTATTAAAGCAATTCAAGAACTGAAAACAGAACTTGATAGTGCAAAAGCACGAATAACAACCTTAGAAAACGCCTAAATTAATAAAGGAGAATAAAATGGCAGTAACTTGGACAATAGGAACAATGGAAAGAGACTTAGTGCAGGGAGACAACACAGATATTGTGACTGTCTTGCACTGGATAGCAACAGATTCTGATGACGATGGCAACACTGGTTCAGCTTATGGAACAGTGGGTGTAACTCTTGTAGGTACACCAACACCATATGCAGATATCACTGAAGCACAAGCTATAGGATGGGCTAAAGATGCTTTAGGTGAAGATGAAGTTGCATCAATAGAAGCAGGTATTGCATCACAGATAGATGCAGTAGCTAACCCAACAACAGCAAGTGGAGTAACTTGGTAATGACTGAACAATCAAACGTAATCACTATTGATGGCAAAGAGTATAAGACAGAAGACTTATCTCAAGACCAAAACTATTTTATCAATCAGATAAAAGACTTACAGGCTAAAGCAGCTAATCTGAAGTTTCAACTAGACCAGATTACTGTGGCTCAAAATGCTTTTACAAACTCATTGATACAATCAGTTAAAGGTGAAGAAGAGCCTAAAGAAGAAAAGGCTAGTTAATGTTAGGTGCATCTGCTCTATCTGAATACGCTTTATCGGATCAAAGTATTCTATTAGCAGGTGTGTCCGAAATGAGTGGTATTGCCTCATCTGCAAATGCAGGTGTAGGTATAATGTCTGGCATCTCTTCTATGAATTCGACTGCCACTCAAACATCAACAGGTATTTATATTAGTTCTGGTGCAAACTCAGAAGTTAATTTTAACTTTAGCGAAACTTCTGTTGGCACAAGAGTCCAAACATCAACAGCTGATATTGAGCCTGCATTTACAAAAACATCAAATGGTATTATGATAGGTTCAGGTATTGCGACTAAAGACTTAAACTTTAATCAAGATACATTTGGTGAATTGTTGTTTGAAAATGTAAATGCAGGAGCAAGTCCAGAAAACTATGTTACCATTACACCAAGCGGAACAGAATCATGGACACAGGCAACCCCTTCTGGTTCAGATATATGGACTGAAATAGAAGTAGAATGAGGTAAAAATGGCAAGTACATACACTAACAATAGCGGTTTAGAAAAGATAGGTTCCGGTGAACAGGCGGGAACTTGGGGTGATACAACTAATAATAATTTAGATATTATAGATAGAACCGTAAATGGCGTGTTAACCTTAACAATTAGCGGTAACACCACTTTAACTGCCAGTGACGGAACATTATCAAATGGTCATTACAAGATAGTTATACTTTCTGGATCACCCGCAACAGCTTTTAATCTTACCATTGACCCAAACGATCAACAAAAATGGTATATATTTAAAAATAGCACTGGTCGAACAGCCACAATAAAGCAAGGTGGTGGCTCAGGAACAACTGTATCAATAATTGATGGAACAACTAAAATTGTTTATGCTGATGGAACAGGGTCAAATGCAAATGTTGCCCTAGTTCCTACAGATCTAATAAACGACACAACACCACAGCTTGGTGGTGACTTAGACACAAATGGTAACTCAATACTTTTTGGCTCAAGCAAGTGGGCAATAGAACTAGATACTGGTGATAATGATCTTCTTTTTAAGTATAATGGAACAACAGTTTTTAAACTAGCATCAAATGGTGCGGTAACTTCAGCGGATAACATAACAGCTTTTGGAACTCCATAATGACTTTAGCGGCTTCGGGTGCAATATCAGCTTCAGATATAAGAACTGAATTTGTTGGTGGCAGTGCAGCCGTTGACATGGCTAGTTATTATCGTGGAGCAAATACAAATGTAAGAGCTAATGCTGCCAATAATACAGCAACAAACCTAGCGGCTAGTGTTCCTACAAGTGGAGCTATAAGTTTCAGTAATTTTTATTCTCAAGCCAAAGGGTGGCAGAAAACTTTTTCATCTAATGCTACGCAACAATCTGGCACAGGTATATTTGGTGATGACTACGCAGTAGATTATCCTAAGACTATAATTGTAAATGCAGGTGTTACTGTTTATAGCACAGCATCAGGAACACCAGCTATTGATTTAGCAACTGGTGGCTCTGGTACAATAACAGTGACAAATAATGGTAATATTTATGGTCAAGGTGGTGCAGCTGGAGCAGATGGCGGAACGGCTTTAAAAGCAGATGTTGCTATAACATTAAATAATAATAGTGGTGCTAACCTCAAAGGTGGAGGTGGAGGTGGTGGCACTGGAGGAACAGGTGGTAAGGGTGTTTACACTGCCAATGCCACATTTTCTAGTGTAGTTGATGAAGGCGGTGGAGGTGTTTCATCTCCACAAAATAATACTCCAAGTTGGTTTACTATTTATAGTGGTGATTTAGATGGTAGAGGTGTGGTTTCAGATAGATTGTGGCAAGGTCTTAATAGACAATTTCCTAGAGGTGTTGGTCAGCCTACTCAATTTCAAGTAAGGCATACTAGCGGAGAAGGAAATGGAATAAGTGGTAACTGTGCAAATAGAGGTCCTATATATTTTTCTGCACAAACAAATACCACTGGTGTTTATACTGTTTCTGCTAATATTAGTTCTAGTTATGGAAGTGGATACGGAACACCTACTATTTCTGTGAGTGAAAGTACATCAAGTGCGGGAACATCTGTTTCTAATAGTGGTACAGCAGGTATAACTGCATCAACAACTACATATTTTACTGTTTATGGAACCACAGCTCATCAAGGAACAAATTCTCCAAATTTTTATTATAATACATTAAGCGGATCTGTTTCTGGTACATGTTTAGCTACTCAAACAGGTGGCTCAGGTGGTTCAGGTGGTGTTGGTCAAGGTTTTTCTCAATCAGCCGGTTCGGGGTCAAGTGGATCTACTGGATCAAACAATGCAGGAAATGGTGGTGCTGGTGGAGCGGGAGGAGCTTTAGGTGCCGATGGATCTACTGGCTCAACAGGTACAAATGGTTCAGGAACAAGTGTTACTTTTCCAGCATCTGCACCTACAAATGGTGTATCAGGTTCAGCTGGTGGCACCAAAGGTTATTACATTTTAGGTCAAAGTAATGTATCATTAACAGATAATGGTACAGTAGCAGGGAGAATAGGTTAATGACTTATATACCTTTAAAGTTTAAGTCAGGCATAGTTTCAGACATTACTCCTTTTAGCAACGAAGGTGGATTTGTAGATTGTGATAAAATAAGGTTTAGACTTGGCACACCCGAAAAGATAGGTGGGTGGACTAAGTATGCAACAAACACTTTTCAAGGAACCGCAAGACGATTGCACAACTGGGTTGCCTTAGACGGATCAGATTTTTTAGGTGTTGGAACTCATTTAAAATATTACATAGAAGAAGGTCAAGCTTTTAACGATATAACTCCTATAAGAAACACCACTGCTGCAGGTGATATAACTTTTTCCGCTACGAATGGATCTACAGAAATAACTGTTTCTGATCCAGCTCATGGAGCAAATGAAAATGATTTTGTTACATTTTCTGGTGCATCAAGTTTAGGCGGTAATATAACTGCTAATGTTTTAAATCAAGAATATCAAATAACTTCGTTAATAAGTTCTAACTCTTATACAGTAACATCAAGCATAGCAGCCAATTCGTCTGACACCGGTAATGGCGGAGCTAGTGTTGTGGGTACATATCAGTTAAACACAGGACTAAATACCACTGTAGGCGGCACAGGATGGGGTGCAGGACAATGGAGCGGCACAACTAGCAGCGCACTGTCTACAACATTAAATGAAGCTCTAGACGCTTCAGAAACAGGCGTTGATGTTATTGATGAAACAGGTATGACAGATAACGGTGATGTCATTCTTGTTGGTAATGAGTTAATGCTTGTGTCAGCAACTGCCGATGATAATACAATGACTGTAACAAGAGGTCATAGCGGAACAACAGCTTCAACACATGACAATGGTTCTTTAGTAAGATTAGCGACTGGTAACGTTTTATCTACAGATGACTTTGTTGGATGGGGTAGCGCTGCGTCTATTACCGTTCCGGGTGCGCAAATAAGACTTTGGTCACACGATAACTTTGGAGAAGACTTGATAATTAATCCAAGAGATGGGGGATTATACTATTGGGATAGATCATTAGGATTTGCCAATGCAGTTGAGTTAAGCGCTAGTGGTCTTGGAGGAACAAGAGCAAGTGTTCCTCAGATAGCAAAACAAATAATTGTTTCTGATGCAGACAGGCATATTATAGCTTTTGGGTGCGATGGTTTAGGAGCAACATCTGCTGCCCCAAAAGGCAATGGCGTTCAAGATCCTTTATTAATAAGATTTTCATCACAAGAAAATCCTGTTGATTGGTTTCCAACAACCACAAACACAGCTGGTGACTTAAGGCTTGGTGGTGGGTCAACATTTATGCAGGCAGTAGAAACAAAAGAAGAGATACTTGTATTTACAAATAAAAGCGTTCATTCATTAAGATTTATTGGACCTCCTTTTACTTTCGGTATTAAAGAGCTTTCTAAAAACATAACAATTATGAGTCCTGCTGCTGCTATAGCTGTTGATGATTCTGTTTATTGGATGGGTGTAGATACGTTTTATGTATATTCTGGTGGCGGCACAAGACAAATACCTTGCTCAGTAAAAGATAAAGTATTTTTAGACTTTAACTTTGAAGAAAAAGACAAGGTTCATGTTGGTGTTAATTCAGAGTTTAGTGAAATAATATGGTTTTATCCAAGTG